AACTTTTATAATCTGATAGAAAGAGGACAGGATGCAATTGATGGTATCCTAGACCTTGCAAGAGAATCAGAACATCCTAGAACCTATGAGGTTGCTGGGAATTTAATTAAACAGGTAGCAGAAGTTACTGAGAAACTTGGAGACTTACAATCAAAGATGAAGAAACTCAAAGAAGTTCCTAACTCTGCACCAAAGAATGTCACAAACGCATTATTTGTGGGAAGCACAGCAGAACTACAGAAGATGTTAAAAGGAAAAGAATAAGATGCCATTAACTAGAATTAGACAAACGGCGATTGGTAACGATAGTATTACCACTGCAAAACTGGATGACACTTCTGGTGGTTTGACACTGCCCGGCGTAGAGTATGTTAAAGTTCCAGTAGGAACAACTGCACAACGACCTTCAAGTCCAGCAAATGGTTATATGAGATATAACACAGATTTTGAAAGACTAGAACAATATGCAGATGGACAGTGGCAATCTATTGATACACCCCCATCTATTACATCTCTTTCTTATTCTGGTTCTCTTACTGCCGCCGATCCTGCTGGTGGAGAAACAATTACACTTGCTGGTTCAAACTTTCAGGCTGGTGCAACAGTGACAGTCGGTGGAACTTCTGCAACTTCTGTTTCGGTTGTCAGTTCAACATCTATTACCTTTACCACACCAGCAAAGACTGCCGGTGATTATGATGTTGTGGTAACAAACTCAAATGGACTTTCTGCAAGTCTAACAAATGGTATTTCATATAACGGAACTCCAGCATTCACAACTGCTGCTGGTAATGTTGGTTCTATTGCAGAAGATGTTGCAATGTCAACAATTACTATTGTTGCTGCAGAACCAGATGGTGGAACACTTGCGTATTCAATTACTTCTGGTGCATTGCCTACTGGAACTTCTTTAGGTTCTGCAAATGGAGAAATCACTGGAACTCCAAATGTAAATGTTACATCAGATACCACTTACAACTTCACTGTGACTGCAACTGACGATGAAAACCAGACAAACTCTCGTGCGTTTAATTTGATTGTTCTTAGACCAGTTTATACAAGAAATATTGAGTGGTCATATCAATCATATGTAGCGCAAAATAACTGGGCCTATGCATATCCTTATAATATAGAGGCCTCGTGGACTCTCGCATTTTGGTTTAGAACCAATGGAGTGAGTGGATATTCTGATAGTATTGTAAATTACTTGGTTTCTTGGGGCCCTGGCTCAGGTGGTAGTGGTGCTGGACTGTTTTGGTCAAACCCATCAGATTCCGCCAACAATACAAATGAGGGGTCTTTCCAATTTTTTGGTGGCAGCACTGCCACACGCTCAACGGCAACAACTAGAAACCCTGCTCGTGATGGAACAAAATGGCACCATGTATGTTTGCAAAATAATGCTGGAACACTCACAATGTATCTTGACGGTGTTCAAGATACTGGCCTTACCTTTACCAATGCTACTGCAAATAATGGTGGCGCACAATCTAATGTATATTGGGAACTAGGAACTTGGCATGATGGTGGTGGTTATCAAGGTGATACCAGAATGGCAGAAGTTGTCTTTATCAATGGATCGGTAAAACCTCCAACTGATTTTGGCGAGTCTGTTGGTGGGGTATGGAAACCGAAAGACTTGAGTAATTATAGTTGGCCACAGGCAGGTTCATCTGATGACATCTATCTGAATTTTGAGAATTGGTCTGGACAAACTATTCCAAACGAAGCAACAGGAAGCACCCAAGATTTTTTTTCAATCGATAGTTTAACAGCACTTCCTAGTCAAAGAACACCAGATACACCAACAAATACATTCCCTTGTTTCCAAACAGAAAATATAGGCAATAGCACTGTAAGAGGATGGAATACTCAATATAGTGGCGCCGGCGCCGTTGGTTGGTCTCAAAAGTTATTAAGTGTTCCGATGCCAAAAACTGGTAAATGGTATTTTGAAGGATGGGTGCCAACAAACACAAATCCAGATGCACAGGGGTGGGTTACTGCCGGGGCCAGTGATTATATGATGCTGGGTGTTACACCACAGAATGTTGGGCCGCTCACATCATCACACTATATGGGAGATAGCGCCGGAGATATGGCCATCTATAAAAATGCGGCATCTAACACAAGCTTATTAGATGGAACAACTGTCGCATCAGTTTCAAATGTCCCAGATATTAGTGAATCAGATCATTTTGTTGCCATGGCATATGATGCTGACAATAAAAAAATATTCTTAGGTTTCGATGATGACGGAACTGGTGTTAAATGGTTAGCAAATGATGGTGGACTTGATGGAAACCCTGTTACTGGTGATAATCCTTCATTTACTTTTGATGATTCATATACTAATTATTATGCCGGTGCGTCTGCTTACTATAATTCTAACGATGCATATCCAACACAGATGAACTGTGGTGATGCGAATAATACTCTTAATTCTGATGTTACATATCAAAGTGCTGCTAATGGTTGGTTCAGAGGAACAGTTCCTACAGGATATAAGGCACTAACTGCACAGGCAGTTTCAGAAAATATTGCAAACTATCAGTATGGTGGTAATGATCCAGATCAACCAGACGATTTCTTTAACACAGTTCAATATACTGGCACAGGGGCAAATCAGTCAATCTCAACAATTGGTTTCCAGCCAGACCTCGTTTGGATTAAAGATAGGACTGATACCATTCAATACAATTGGCAAGTCTACGATTCTCTTCGTGGAGATAATAGTGGTCTTCTCCTAAACACTAATGCTAATGCTACAGATTATAGTGCTTTTGGTGGGTTCACAAGTAATGGATTTGATTTGCAAAGTGCTGTTGGGGTTAATAAAAATACTAATATTCATAGTGCATATTGTTGGAAGGCTGGTGGAGCTCCAACTGCAACGAATACTGCAACTGTTGGTAATCCTCCAACTGCTGGTTCTTTCAAAGTTGATGGTGCAGATAGAACAACAAACCTGTTGTCTGCCACTATTATTCCAGAAAAACAATCTGTAAATACTAAAGGTGGATTTAGTGTAACCACATATACTGGCAACGGCACCGCTGGCGCCACCATTGAACACGGTTTGCCAACAGCGCCTTCATTTATCATAGTAAAACAATATGATGATCAGGGCACAACCTCTACGACAAACTGGATTGTATATCACAGGAATGCTGGAACTGGTTATCATGTTTTGAATGCTACTGTGCCCTTTAACACTCCTGGCGCTGCAGCATGGAACTCAACTCATCCATCAGATACTTTAGTTACTTTTGGTGGTGGTGGAACTAATGCAAATGGAAACCAATTTGTCATGTATGCGTGGTGTGATATTGAAGGTTATACATTTACTGGCCAATATCACTCAAAGGGAACGGATAATTTCCATGTCGTAACTTCAAATAAACCTGCTGCGGTATTGATTCTTCTTAATAATGCTACTGGAAATAAAGGACTAATAGACGATGTATCACGACCTGTAAACGGAGAAAGTTCAGGAGCGGCAATATATCCATCATTGCCAAACCAAGAACAGACAAACCCACTGACAGATTTCAATGGAATGGGCTTCACTTTGCAATCTACTGGAACTTCAGACTATAATGGTAACGGTTACATATATGATTTTGTTTCATGGGGTAGACAGTTTGGACAGTATTCTAACGGCCGTGGTTAATAAATCTTAAAATAGAACTATGTTATGCAAAATTATGAACACTATCTTGGAAACCCACTACTAAAGAAAGCGAATGTTCCTGTCGAATGGACAAAGGAACAAGTTCTTGAATATCAGAAGTGTATGGAAGACCCCATATACTTTATCAAGAATTACATCAAAATCGTTTCTTTGGATGAGGGCCTTGTTCCCTTTGAAATGTATGATTTCCAAGAAGACATTGTAGATACAATTCACAACAATCGTTTTACGATTTGTAAACTCCCTAGACAGTCTGGTAAGTCAACAACACTTATTTCTTATGTGTTGCACTATGTTCTGTTCAATGCGAACATGAATGTTGCAATCCTTGCCAACAAGGCCGCAACTGCAAGAGATATTCTAGGAAGACTTCAACTCGCATACGAAAACCTACCAAAGTGGTTACAACAAGGCGTTATGTCTTGGAACAAAGGTTCACTTGACTTAGAGAATGGTTCTCGTGTAGTTGCATCATCCACATCTTCTTCTGCTGTTCGTGGTGGTTCTTACAATATGTTGTTCTTGGACGAATTTGCTTTCGTTCCACAGAATGTCGCAGAGGACTTCTTTAGTTCGGTATATCCTACAATCTCATCTGGTAAGTCTACCAAAGTTGTTATCGTATCAACTCCAAATGGTATGAATCTATTCTACAAGTTGTGGACAGATGCAGAGAATAAACGAAACTCCTATAATATCATAGATGTTCATTGGAGTCAAGTGCCAGGGCGAGATGAGAAGTGGAAAGAAGAAACCATTGCAAACACCTCTAAGGAACAATTCCAAAGAGAATTTGAGTGTGAGTTCTTAGGTTCTACTAATACTCTGATTCACCCATCTAAGATTAAATCAATGGCATTTCTCAATCCTATTCAGTCTAATGCTGGATTGGATATGTATGAGAAACCGAAAGAGGG